ATGGAAAACAGGGGAATCAGCTTGCTTACGATTACCAGCACCGGCCCCAGTGCCGCCGCTACTCCCGCCAGGGCCACGATCCACTGCCGAGTCTGCGCATCCATTTCGGTGAAGCGCTGGATCAGGGGAAGCACCGCACTCATGAGCTGGTTCACTGCCGGCAGGAGGGCCTCGCCGAGGCTGATGGCCGCCCCCTGCAAATTGTTCTTGAGGTTTGCTAACTGCGCCGCGGTGGACTGCATCTGGATGGCGAACGCCGCTTGCGTTGCCCCTACCCCCTCGGTGGCGCCACGCATGGCCTCCAGGTCAGCATTGAATGGCCCCATGTCCTCACGGGTCAGGGAAAGCGCAGCCCGCACTGCCCGAATGTTTGGGAACAAGTTAGCCATGGCTTCTGTCCCGCCACCGGTCTGGGCCACCAACTGCCCCAGGGTGCCCGACAGCCCCAGGGCATTGAGGGCCGCCAGGCCGCTCTCGAAGCCCATCTGCTGCAGTACGGTCGTCAATTCCTCGCTAGGCTTGATCAGCCCCATGACCAAGCCGTTCAAGGCCGTCGCGCCCTCGGCAAACGAGATGCCGGCCTTGGACATGGTGGCCAGGGCCGCACTCACCTCGTCGAACCCCACCCCAGCCTGTGCGGTGGCCCCCACCACCCCGCCGACACTGCCTGCCAGTTCCTCAAACGTCCCAACGCCAATGTTCACCGTCTGGAACATCAGGTCAGAATATTCCCTGGCCTTGTCCGCGTTCTCGCCGTAGGCGTTCAGGCTAGCGGTGACAGCCTGAGCCGCCACCTGAGTATTGGTCAGACCGGCGGAGGCCGCCTTAGTGCTGGCCTCTAGGACCATCATGGCGTCCGCACCGGCAAAACCTGACCCCTGGATGGTGTAGAAGCCTTCTGCCAGTTTGACTGCCGAGTCGGTAGTCACCGTTATGTCACCGCTCATACGCACAAATCTATCAGACAATGCGGCGATCTCGGCGTTGGTCTGCTGGGAGATAGACTGGATGTTCCGCATTTCCCGATCCATGTCCACCGCCGCCTTGACTGCCGCCGTGCCGATGCCGACCAACGGCAAGGTGACGCCCAGCGTCAGCTTCGAACCAATGCTGCCCAACGTGGCCGCAGTGTGCTGCAACCTCGATTCGGTTTCCGCCAGCCCTCGCTCCAGGGCCGACGTGTCGGCTGCTAGCTTGACTAATAAATTTGCGATGTCCAAAGGGATGTCCTCACATCAGATAGGAACGCAAACAAAAAAGCCCGGCAGAGATTGCGTTCCCACGAACGCAATCTCCTCAGTCTATCAACGGCCGTTGGGTCTCTGGCGTGCCTGGACGACCGGGGCGGAGGAACGCCCCCCCGCCCCGTCATCTCTTACGCAAAGCTCTCTGGGCCTCCGCCCACTCCAGGACCTGTTGGGTGGGCCACGTGGGATGGCGCGACCGCACCTCGGCGATCTGTCCCTTTAGATCGTAGTAAGCCTGCCATTCCACGAACTCCCGATGCGACATGGTGCGACGGAGCTCGGCCCTGGTCATCCCCAGATTCTCGGCCAGGACGAACTCTAACCAGAGCCGCCCGTCGCGGAGGAGTTTTTTGCCGTCTCCTCCACCGCTTCCTCACCCAGCCCCGAAATCCTGGTGAACACCTTGGCCACTCGCAGCGTGGCCGCCGAGGATTTCTTCAGCAACGCTTCGTAATCCTCCTCGGTGAACAGCGGCTCACCATCAGGGCCGCAGATACCGTGGGCGATGGCCCACAGGTTCATCTTATCTACGTCCCGCTCCGGCCACTCAGCCATGTCCTTGATCGCCCGGAGCGCCTCGCCCAGGCACAGTCCACGCACCAGGACACTGCCGCCCCACTCCGGACACTCCACGATCTCCTCCGGAATGTCCCTGGCCGCCAGAATCTCCTCGCGAGTGAGTATCCTCAGTCCTGCAGTGTCTTTTCCCATTCTCTTCACCTCCGCTCTCTATGTTCTTCTAGCTCGGATAGACGCCCGGGACTGGCAGCGCGCTGTACGAGAAGCCCACCGACATCTCCACCACCCCCTCGTAGGGGTAGGATTCGCTGCGGCTCTCGACGTAAGCCTTCGACACGTAGTGACGCGGCTTGGTGGCCGCTGTCCCCTCGGGGGCCCATTCCAGCGTGCCCGACGCACCAGGCACCACTTTGCCCCAGGTAGTCGTGCCGGTGGCTCCAGTCTGGCTCAGCAGGTCCAGCGTCGCCGAGCCGTCCCGCTGCCCGGATAGCTTCTCCTTGTACGCATCGTCGCCCGCCGAGGCGTCGATGATCGTCACGCTCTCGTCCACGCTGAACGCTCGAAAGTCGGCCTCCAGCGACGTGCCGTTGAACATGACCACCAGGTCCTTTCCTGTATACCTTGCCATCGTAAACCTCCTGTCTTTTTTTTACTCTGCCCCCCACAAAAAATGCGGAGGCGTTATATTTGCAGCCTCCGCATCTGCTAAGCCCCCCGCGTTTTTTGATTCCCCCTGGCCAGGACACGCGCGGAGGGTTCGTGTCTTTTCGGGCCGTCGCCCTAGACCAGGGGGTATGCTCTTGTTCTTATTAGTACTGTTGTTCTTCTCCCTCTCGCCTCCACCACGGACTGACTGCGATGTCGTCCGGCAGGGCCTGCGCTCCGTACGCCGACACCGGTCGGCCCACACTCCTACAGGCGGCGTCCACGAACGTGACGCACGTTTCGGCTGGCAATGCCGCCACTGTCCGCCACCTGGCAGGACCCAGCAGCAGCCGCCTCAACACCCTCCAGCCGATGGCCACCCAGTAGTGCAGCGCGTACCACTTCCCTTCCGCCCCCAGACAAAAGCCGATCAGCCGCTCCTTCTCCAACTCGGTGAGGGGCTCCCTGGGCACCCACCAGGCGTGCTCCTCGGCCAAATCCTGCTCTTCCTCAAAGGGGTGGCCAACCACACCCCGCCAGTTGGACTCGAAGGTCAAGGCCGGCTGGCCATTCTGCCAGAGTGTCAGAATGACGTGGTTCCACTCGAAGCCCAGTCGCCTGACCAGCCGCCCCAGTCCGCCGCCGTAAGTAGTCGCTACTTTGAACTCAATTCCTGATGCATCATTAGTCATCGTCCTCATCCCTGGCTCGCCCTGATACGATAATACGCCCCCTCATGCCAGTAACTTTCACCACCAGCCCCCAGCTCGTGAAACGACACCAGCCCGCCCCGCGCCGTCCAGAACTGGTTGGACCACCCCGACACGGTCAGCACCTGGTCGTGCAGCGCCGCGTCCACCAGGTCGGCGATCTCCCCCGCTTCCTTGGCGCTCACCGAGGACACCGCTACCACGGCATACACCATGTTGAACGACCTGGTTGGGGTCAGGTTCTCCTCCCCCCCGCCGCCGTAGAAGAATCGAATGGCGGGCAGGCTGACCCCCTGGGGGATGACCTGGTGATAAATCTTGGCCGATCCGAGTTTGGTCAGGATAGCCTGGTCGGAACTGAGCTTGCTGTATAATGCCTGCCTGATGACGTTCAAGTCAATCTCCTGCTCGTTATGGGAATCCAGGCGGTTTCACAGTCCAGGCAATAGGGCCCGGCTGTCGTATCCGGGACAGCCCATTCCCCCTCTTTGGGCGGGGCCCATCCCTCCAGTCCCGCCCGCCCCTCGCCCAAGAGCTCCAGGATTCTATCCAGCCTGGCGGAAATCTCTTTCAATCGTACGTCTAGCTCTTTGTCCACTACCATCACTCCAGCATGTCGAAGACAGCCTTCATGTCCCTGAGCAACTCCGGCTTCTCCTCCTCGAAGGCGGGGTAGAGATGCGGACGCGGACTCATAAATCTGGTGCCCAGTTCCAGAAAAAATCCCACCTTCTCACGGTCCGGATCCCCAACTCCGTGCTTGATGATCCAACCCTTCTGGTGTTCCTGCACCTTGTTGATCGAGGCCCTGGTTCTCCCCGTGTCCACCGGGCACTTCTCCCTCGCCCGTGCCACCATGCGGTCGGCCGCCTGTTCGATCCGCTCCGCCACCAGTTCCCCGGCCACGCCCTTGAACCACTTGAGCTTCTCGATACGGAGCTCTACTGTGACGGTGCCTTCCGTCCACTTCTTTGAAATCCCCCCAGCAGTCCGACCCCAATTCTTAGGCATCTCCCAGTACTCCCAACACTATCTCCCAAAACCTCGCCGCGGCCCCGCCTACTCCCCTTGCCCACTCCTCCCTGGTCTCCCAGCCCCAGCTCAGCGCTCCGACCTTCTCGTTGACGACCAGCACGCATCCCGCCAGCCTCGCCTCGGCCACCGTCCTCCCGAACGCCTCCACCCCCTCGGGCAGGAACAGGAATTGCTCATACCTGGCCATCGTACCTGGAATGTCAGCGTAAGCCGCCTGTCCCATCAGCCGCACGTTGTCTCCACACGGCGGGAACGGCCCCCAGCCGTAGAAATCCACCGTCCCGTTCTCACGTGCCCACCTGCAAGCTGCCTCCACGCCCTTGTGGGGCTGGAATTCCCCCAGCCAACATGTCCCCTGCCTGGAGGCCCCCTCGCTCAGTCCCTCAAACGGCGCCGGGTCGATCGGCGATGGCACCAGATACACCTTCTGCGGCCTGACTTCTGGATGCTGTCTCAGATACGACTCCCGATGGAGAGGCGACAAGAAGATCACCGCCCGCGCCCTGTTCATCACCGGCCCGATCCAGTCCCGCTGCCAGGCCTGCGGCGTGTCCCAGTGATCGTGACTGACCTTCACGTAGGGCTGTGAGACGGCCATCTTGAGCTCGCCCTGGTTGAAGTGTTTAATGTTATGCAGTACGTAGCAGTCACACAACCGCATCTCGCCCGGATAGCAGCGCACCACCTCGACGTCCCTGGGTGTGGCAGCTACCATGGCCTCCACGTTCAACTGTGCGCCCCCAAAGCGGTCCTGAAGGCGGTGGTCGTGTAGGAATCCGATTCTCATAGAGTCATCTCCAACTGCGCCTGCCCAGCCTCTACCTGCTTCTGCCAATACGCTATCCTGGCCCTGGCGATCTCGGCGTACTCCTCGCTGATCTCGATCCCCAGCCAGTTCCGCCAGCCAGCCCTGATTGCCCCGATGATCTCCGATCCCGTACCACAAAAGGGGACAAGGATCACCGCCTCATCGAGGTATTCCCCTGGGGGACGAATCAGCTTTGCCAGGTATTCGGTCAGGGCGAGGGGTTTGACGGCCTTTCAGGTAGGGTGAGGATTGTGCGTCCTCACCCCACTTGACACCTCCTCAAAGAAACTCAAAAGATGTTCGGGAATATCAGCCTTGCGAAATATCATGTTGCCCTCATCGGCTTGACAGTATCAAATATCTGTGCTATAATACCCTCACTATGTCCTACAGTAAACGAAGCATTATCTGTACCCGTTGTGGTAAAGAAGTCACCAAGCGGATGCCCCCCGAACAAATCTATTGTTCGCGCCAATGTGCAGCAGCAGCCCGCGAGAAGCCCCGCAAGGCTCGTATCTGCCAAACTTGCGGTAAGAAGTTTGACTTTCACAGAAGCCCCAGCGCTAAACCAAATGCTGGCAAATACTGTTCTGTGCAATGTCGCATTATTGGCACACGTACCGGCTATCACCCTTGTCCAGAATGTGATAAGATGGTTGATAGCCAAAGTATATACTGTTCCTTTGAATGTTCCTTGATAGGCCGTGGCAAAAAGAGACGTACTGGCAAAGAAGTCAAATGTGAATGGTGTGGCAAGCCGTTCTACCTGCCTCAAGCTCGCCTCAAAGCCAATAAGTACTATTTTTGTTGCCTTGAGCATCAAATAGAATGGCAAGGCCAAAACAAACTGGAATTTATCTGCAAGATTTGCAGTGAGAAGTTTCAGTGGTCGCCATCCCGTGTTAAGCAGACTAATCCTACTTACTGCTCCCTTAAGTGCCGTGATGCTGATCCAGACCGTCGCCAGCGATTGCTTGATATGAATCGTCAACAACAAGAAATAAGCCCAACCAGACCTGAACAGATTGGTTATCAGCTTCTCGATAGCCTTGGTCTTGATTATGAACCGCAATATCTTGTCAACGATAAGTTCTGTGTAGATGCTTTTGTGCCAAGCTTGAATCTGGCTATTCAATTTGACGGCAATTATTGGCATGGACACCCTCAAGATTTCCCCAAACCTGATAACCGCCAACGCAAGCGAATGAATTACGATAAATCTCAAGATGCCTATTTGAAGACCTGCGGCTATCACGTTATCAGGATTTGGGAAAGCGACCTCAAGCATAATCTTACTGCTGTAAGGGCTTCACTCCAAGACGCTCTAACTCAGATAGGACAAAACTCATCTCGTCTCCTGTCAGGTCGTCTCGAAGTTTAAGAACTTCAAGTCCCTCCAGTCCTGCATTGCGTTCTCGGCGTGAGCTTTTCGCCGTGTAGAAGAAGCGGGATGCATTGCCTTTTTCGCCAGCATCAAAGTAAAGGGGGCCTTGCGGATGCCATCGGCCATAAGTTACAGTTTTGCCCGGAGGATATATAGCTTGTCGCCCTGGGGACCCGGGA